AGAGATACCTTGTGACATTTTACTGAAATTTTTAGTAGCATTAGATGACATTTGAGAGGCACCTTTCATACCTCTATCTGCCGACCTGGCGTTTTTATCTAATGTATTAAAGCCTGAACCGGCTTTTTTAGCGTCTTTTTCAACTTTATTTAACCCACTAGCGGTTACCTTAAAGTCTACCTGACCACCTGATTTCTTTTTTCCTGCCATTACCTTTTTGCTTTTCTCGAAGCCTCTTTCGACTTACGCCTTACTTCTTCATTTATAGAAGTTGCTTTTTGTGAATCAATGTGTTTTAGAAAAAACACTACTGTCTTTTTATCTTCTACTTCATAGATGTCTAGCAGTTCTCCAAGTCCTGACATGTTCTTGCCCATGTAGTAACCACTCATTCCATCCCATGTGTCTTGTAGTAGTCCATGTATGAAAAATGCCATCTGCACTTCAAATGGATACATATCCATAGCAGGTGGCATTTTTTCAGGGTCAGGTTCTTGTCCTAACTGCTCACATATAGCGAGGTATTTGTCTAGGTCAATACTCTTATCAGAATATTGTCTTTTTAATAGAGCAAGTATTTCTTTTACTTGCTCTTCGTAAAATTTTCCAAATCACCTAACATATCAGAAACCCAATTATCAAAATCGCCTGAATTTTTTAATAAAATCTCTGCGTTTTCTTCTGAGTAATCAAGTTCATCATTAGGGTCTACATCGCTAGTATCTACTAATAGAAGCTCTTCTAAGTAAGAATACTTTAATCCTTTCCAGCCTTTTACAACTGCCTTAGCATATTCTACTAAGAATTTGTCATTATCAAGCTGTTCTTCATAAGCCCTAGTCCTTTTATTTAGAACTTGTTTTACACTTCTGTTTCTAAGTTTTAGCAATTCTTCTCTTGCTAAGTATGTTAGTTTGACTTCGAAACCATCCATTCCTGGAAATTCGATTCCTACTGTCTTGCTTGGAGTTAACAAACTCTTTAGTGATACTGGTTGTTTTACTTTCTTTTCTTCCATAATTTTCCTATAAAGTGGGAGGCCGAAGCCTCCCGAGTTTAATTAATTTTAGCCAGCTGCGTATGTTACTGCAACTTCGTTTGTTGCGTCTGCTGCTGTTGATGAAGATAAATCTGTTGATAAGCCATGGAAATTGACATCGACTGATATTACATCTTCAAAACTGTGTGTTGGTAATTCTAAATGAGCGTTTGCTACATGAACATTACAATGATTTGCTTCACTACTTCCACCTATGCTAAATTTAAGGTCGAAGTTATTTGTGATAACGCCTCTTGATTCTTGTAGTCTCTCAAATAAATCTCTTGAACCGTTTGCAGTATCATTTAAGTAACAAGTAAAGTTACCGGATACTGTTCTAGTTCCCATCACATGTCCTAGTGGTAAATTAACTTGACCAAGTGTTTCAGGTGTTAGATAACTTAGATTATTTTCAATAGTAATATTACCACCTGTTAAAGTGATGTTACTACCATAATCTGTATCAGTAGTTCCGTCAGCAGCTACATCAAGTGCTGAGTTATTTACTGTACCTGTAGCGTCACTTATATCAAAAGTTAATGCTAGGTTTGTTAATTTTTGTCTAATAAAGTTAGAAGTAGAGTCTACCCCTTGTCTAATTAGACCTAATGTTGTAGTAGTAGCTAATGCATCACCGTTAGCGTAAGTGCTAGCGGATGTTCCTGTATTAATTGCTAATACTTCATCAATATTTTTTGCTTGACCTGACCATGCAATCTGTGCGATTCCATCAATGTCAAAATCAATAGACGCTGTACCTGTAGAACAATCTACCAATTTGTAAACTGTTACACCGTCTTGACCTGTTTCATAGACACCTGTTGAGTTATCTTTAGCAGCACCAAGCACAAAGTACATATTAAATGTTCCAAGTGTTACTTGGTTGGAGTTACCCCAATCAAAATGCTTTGGCTCGTAAGTTGCAGCATTATTTGCAAAGTCTCCTGTTCCACTACTTCCGATGGCTCTGTCATAAGTATTTGCTGACATAGATGCCCATAAAGGACCTTCTACTGCGAATACTTCATTACTACCACCTGCATGGTTTCCACTTGCTCCAGCAGTTCCGCTGGTTGACAGAGTAGGTCTCATGTAAGTAGAGAAACTCCATTCTGCAGGTGCAAAAGAATCAGTAAACATTGCTCTACCTCTTTTGCTATAACCTGTTGAATTGGCTGCTTCATTTAGAGTAACTTCAGAAGTATTTGTGCCTTGTGAGAATGAAAAACCATCTAACACAGGAATCTCAAAAAGAGCTGTGTTAGCAGAGGCTCCATCATAGCTCCACTCCATAAATACTTTGGTATCTCTATTAAAGAAAAATGCCATTATTTTCTCCTATTTAATATCGAATCTCTACGGTTATCTCGCCGACACCGAGAGGTTCTAATACACCTTCGTCTGTTGCTACTGCTCCGATTGTTGTCTGTACAGTAGTCTGAGACGCTCCCGTTGAATCGTAATATGTAAGAGGGTCATTGTCCTCTAACACTGTTTCAACATCTTCTAACAACTCTTCTAGTGCTTCGATGACATCATCATCGTCTGACACATAGCAACGAATTGTTAATCTTAAAAATCTAAATCTAAATCCTCCGCCGTCATATTCTCTAGTTTCATTACCTGCTCCTACATGAACTGTAGGGAACTCTGATACTTCATCCCAGAATTTCAATCGCCTTTCTACTTTAGCGACTGACGACCTAAAAGGAGCTTGCCCATTTATATTCTCCAGTTTCAGAGCTAGTGCTTCTACAATGGCTCTGCGACGCGTCGAATATCTTCTTGCTAATCCCGATTCCATTATACTCTCCTAACTTTGAGAAATCTTTCTCCTATAATACTCTGTGCTATTTCTCTTATAGATTCTCCAATAATTTTTCTTGGGTCTCTATATGTACTTCCTTGTCTAAATCCTGGTTCAAATGTTTGATAAGGATTCTTCATATAAGTATAGTTTACTTGTAAACCACCTCTTGGCCCAACCATGACATCTTCTGCTTCTACACTTTGTGCAAATCTTCCTGTTCTATAATTTAGTGCAGGACTTGTCATTTTACTTGCAACTACCTCTGGTAAAGATGCATTTAATAAAGCTTCTAATGCTAAAGGATTGTCTGCGGTTTTCATTGACTCCGTTGTTTTCATTGGTGTCTTTTTAGTTTTTCCGCCAAACTTTCGTATAGTTTTAGACTTTTCTTTTTGTATTTGTTTTGTTCTTGCTCTTGTTCTTTCTTTTTCTTTATACTTTGCTTCTTTAACCAGTTTTTTATTGATTTTAAATCTCATGTCTGGCATGCCACTTGCAGTTTTCATGGCTTTTGGTACTTTTGCAAATACCCCTCTTTCCATCATTTCTGCTATAGATAAAGAAGCTGTTTTTTCGGCATCTCTTGCGAATTTTTCCAATAAATCTTGCTCTAGTTGTGCAAAGAATCCATCTAATCTTTTATCGCCTTTCTCATATTTTCCTGAGTCAGCTGCATTAGCTAATCTATTATCTGACCCTAAACCAAATACAATTTTTATTTTTAAATCTTTTTCAGCAAAGTTATCATTAAATAAATCAATTTCACTAAACCCCTCTAAGGAATAAGCTGCATTAAATTTTTCATTTACTTCTTTTGCTATAGTTTGAACAGCATCTGCACTATATCGTGTTCCATTTCTGTTTCCACCATACTCAAACATACCTTGAAAATCTTTGCTTTGCATTTTTTCTAAGAAATGTACCATTTTTACTGTTGAGTCATTTCTTTTATATGTTCTATCGTTTGCACCACCAGCTTTAAAGTCCCCAGTGTGTAATCTACTACCTCGTCTAGCTCCTTTTTTAAATTCATCGGCATCTTTGTCAATAGTTCCAAAAGAATCTTCCCCAGTGCTTGCTAAACGTTTTTGATTCTCTCCGACAAATGAGCTATCGTTTTCTAGATTTATAGCAGTTTGTCTTGCTATTTCATCTATTACTTCTTTTTGCGCTCTATAATGTCTGTCTGGGTCTATAAATTTTCTACCGTCTTTACGAGTTCCTTCTCTACCTTCTCCCATTGTAAAACTTTTATTAAATTTTAAAAGTATTGTACTACCTTTTGAAATTATTTCTACATCATTTGGACTAACTACAAATTGCTGTTTTTCTAAGGCTGCTTTCCAGGCTGCTACGGTGTTATATCCTTTAACTGCTGATATTGCTTGAGTTTCAATTCTTTTTAATTCAAGCGCTGTGACTGGAACTTTGTCTCTTCTCAACATCCTTTTAAAGTTTTCTATTACAACTCCTGATGTCCA